AGTGTGACGCCTTCCCGACGAAAGGAGTCCACGATGATCAAGTGGATGCTCTGAGTTCAGGAATCCGCGCACTCCCAGGCCACTCCAAACCAGATTATTCTAATTCAGGTTTATCTGGCCGATTCAAGCCCATTCGTCAATCGAGGTCACGATGACTGAACATCTTCTGATACTCGCCCTGTTCGGGTTGGCATGGTCGCCGAGAACCTGATTGCTCGCGTGATGGACAAGCAGAAGTAATCGCTTGATTGTCAACCGAAACGTGCTATGATTGTTGTTTAGTAGTTCGTGGTGCGCCCTACTGCGCTAGAACGCAGTAGCACGACTTCTCAAATAACCTGTAGTGAGGCTAAAGAGCATGAAGAGTCTAACGAATTTTGAAGTTGAGTTCAATGGTAGCAAGTTCCTTCTGGATGTGGCTGAAGGTAATTTGATGTCACTGAATACGATTTATGCAGCGGCAGGAAGTCCGGTCAATAAAGACCCGCGTCAATGGGAACGATTATCAACAACTCCGCAACTTATTGATAAGGTTGCAGAAAATCTAAATGTGTCCAGAACACACATTTGGAAAACGAAGCGTGGTCGTCATGGTGGTGGTACATGGGCGCATTGGCTGATAGCAACGGAATATGCTTCTTATCTGAGTGCTGAATTACGAATCCTGATTCTCAATGTCTTCCGTGAGCGAGTTCAGGAAGAGATTGATCCAGGCAAGGCAATTGACAGAGGAATTAAAGGCTATCGCAAACAAGGAAAGTCAAATAGTTGGATTGAGCAGCGTGTTAAATCGAAAGTTGCTTGGGAAGCATTGACAGACTTATTAAAAGAAAGGGAAGTCACAAAGTATGGATATGCTCGTTGTGCAGACTCTATCAATGTGCCGATTATAGGCGATACATCAAAAGCTGTTAAGCGAGAACAAGGATTGAAGAAAACTGATAGTCTTCGTGACGTACAGGATGAAGTGACTCTTGCGTTGTTGAATGTTGCTCAAGTCTTGTCGAAAGATAAGATTTCAAAGAGTAACGCTGCTGGTGATTATGATTGTTCACGAGTTTGCTTTGATGTAGCTACTCGCGTTGCCGAACTAAGAAGTTAAGGAACCACAATGACAGTCTCAACTGAAGTAACTCGTTCAACGGATATTCTTCAATTCAAGCCGAAGAGAAGTTATCTTCAGTCTGAGATTGCCGTGTCGAGAATGCTCACTTTCATCACGAGCATACCGGACCCGGATGAAATGTTGCAGAAGGCTGGTATCAAACGCTATCAACTTCGTCAATTAGAGCTGGACGATGAAGTTGCACAAGCTGTAGATACTCGTCGTGAAGCCGTAGTTGCAACTCCTTGGCGCTTGGAACCGAGTACAACACGAGTCGGGAAGTTCATCACGGCGGCCATAGAGCCTCATGTCGAGTCACTGAAGCGTGGTGTGCTGGATGCCGTCTTCTACGGCTACAGCGTCCTAGAGACGGTCTACAAGCCGATTGAGAAGGGGATTGGTATTGATCGTATCTCGCTTAAACCGATGCAGTGGTTTAGTCCAATGCAGGACGGAACACTTCGTTACTTTCCTGATGACGGTAGTGGTGGCACGGAAGGTTTGGAGTGTGATCCTCTGAAGTTCCTACTCACGGTGAGCAACGGTAGTTATCGGAACCCATACGGTGAGGCTCTTTTGAGTCGTCTCTGGTTTCCGGTGACGTGGCGAAGGGAGGCTTGGAGTATGTGGCTGTCCTTCCTTGAGACCTTTGGCGAACCCATCATCCTCGGTGCGGTGCGCGACTACAAGACCTTCGTTGAAGCGATGCAGGCCCAAGGAGTACGCAGTACCGTTGCTTGGGAATCAACCGGTGGTGATGACAAGATCGAAACGATTACTGCCTCCACTCCCGGCGAGTTCGACCGTCTGGAGCAAGCCATTCTCCGTCGCGTTCAGAAGCTGATTCTCGGTCAAACCCTGACTTCTGATGTAGGCAGTAACGGAAGTTATGCCGTCGCCGCGATTCACAACGAAGTGCGGAATGACAAGCGTCGTGCCGATATGCGGAAGGTAATGGCAACCGGTCAGCAACTCGTCAACAACCTCTGTGCGATTAACGGCATCAAGGATATTCCGAAGTTCGTGATGAGTGATGACAGTGGCTTGGAGACGAGTCGCGCTCAACGGGATGCGATTCTGGCTCCGGTGCTGAAGATTAGTGGATTGCAGTTGACGAAGGACTACTATCTCCGCAACTTCGATTATACCGACAAGGATATTGAAGAAGGTGTTGTTACTTCTGCTGGTGAAGTTGATCCCAACGACCCGAACGATCCGAATGAGGATAGTGAATCGAAGACTCCAGACCCTGCTGGCGAGAAGAACAACACGGAAGGGAATGGTCAGGAGCAACCGGCAGTGAAGGATCGTTCTGTCACTGATAATCCTAAGAATTACTAGGAGAGTGTCATGCTGAGTTTTCAAATCGGACTGGTCGATAGCGGAGTCACGAAAGCATTAGCCGATCTCCGTGAGAAGATGACGAACATTACTCCAGTCCTCACCAAGATTGGTGTAGCCTATAAAGAGAACACTGACCTTCGTTTCAAGGCCAAGCAGTCTCCAGAAGGGAAGCAGTGGAAGCGTAATACTAAGCTGACGACGCAACTCAAGAGTACCGGATTCAGGTCTGGAGGAGTGACACGACAAAAAGGGATTGAAGGTGGTTACTCAATGGGGGTATGGACGGGTAATCTAAAGAACTCTATTGCTTTTAGAATACAAGGAAATAATATCTTTGTTGGAATCTTTAGTGGTCAGAAGTCTGCAAAGTATGCTTCAGTCTTTCAGTTAGGAGCAAAGAAAGGAGACTTTGGAGGTTCAAGGCGAGGGAATGGTAATAAGTTTATGCCGATTCCGTGGGGCGATATTCCTGCTCGGCCCTTCCTCGGCTTCAATAAAGCCACTAATGAGAAAGTATTGAAGATTATCAAAGACCATTTACTGAATAATCCATGAATGAGATTGAATCCATAGAACACGTTTCTCGTCATCCAGTCTACGGTATCGTGAGTGACTACAGTCGCATCTGTATTCAGGATGAGTGGTACGATTATGATCGAGTGAATGATCGATTAGTGCGTTCATCGAGTCGAGTCACCCAAGAGGATTTATTCAATGTCAATTCACAATGACTTGGACGAGTTAATCGGCTTCACTCAACAACACTTCGGAATTGACCAACAATCGGCTCGTCAGTTTGGCATGGGATTAGTGAAAGAGTTTGGTGGGGAATACCTCTATGTCTCCAAACGATTCGCGACTTCACAACGTGATAAGGAGATTATTGCTGCCTTCAATGGGAGAAACATTGACGAGTTATCTAAACAATATGGATTATGTGCTCGTCAAATAAAAAACATTGTCAATGGTTGACAAGTCTACTGAATAGTGTTATACTAAACGTATGGTAGAACAAGGGGTTAAACGTGGATAATGCAATACACATCATTAGTCTTGGTGCTGGAGTTCAGAGCAGTACGATTGCACTCATGGCGGCATGTGGCGAGATTAATCCAATGCCTGAATGTGCAGTCTTTGCCGACACTCAAGTTGAGCCACAATCAGTTTATCAGTGGTTGGATTGGTTAGAGACTCAACTGCCATTTCCCATTCATCGAGTCACCAAAGGAAACTTAGGAGTCGTTGCTACCACAGTTCGGACTTCAAAGACAGGAAGCCACTGGTCGGGCGGCCAGCCGCCCATCTACGGAATAGGAGATTCCGGCAAACCCACTCCCATGATGCGGCAATGTACGACCGACTTCAAAATCAATCCGATTCAGAGTTTCTATAAGAAGAATTATAAGAAACAACAAGTCGTGCAATGGATTGGGATTAGTCTCGATGAAGCGCACAGAATGAAGCCGTCGCGTAATGAGTATGTAGATAATCGCTGGCCGCTGATTGAACTCGAAATGAAGCGGTATCAGTGTTTGAATTGGATGAAGGAACGCGGATACCCGACCCCACCCCGTAGCGCCTGTGTCTTATGTCCCTATATGCACGATAGAGAATGGTTGCGATTGAAGACTGAAGAGCCTGACGACTTTCAAATCGCAGTTGAGTTTGAGAGGAGAATGCAAATCACGAAAGAAGCCGTAGGATTCACTGGAGAAGTTAGACTCCATCGCAGCATGAAATGGATTGATGAAGTTGACTTCAATCCAAACGAGAATCAATCTGATATGTTTGGCAACGAGTGTGAAGGAATGTGCGGCGTATGACTAAGATTGAACGCAAGATAGTGGGTTATTCCGTAGTCAAGGAACAACCTGAAGTAAAAGTCGTATTTAATGAGCGAGTAGAGCGTCCCGAAGAGTTGAGTGGGCGAACCTATAAACTCAAGACTCCACTCTCGGAAAGCGCACTGTACATCACCATCAATAACTG